AGACACGTTACCGCAAAAAGATAGGGAATATTACTGATGTCATCAGAAGAATACAAAGAATCAGATTTATCAAAGATAGTTAAACGTCTTATGGACGAAGAAGGATTTGAGTTTGGAGAAGCTGTAAGAGAAGCTATGGAGCAAACTAAAAACTTCGAATCAAAAGCGAACGGCGGATCGATTGGTATCGAAGTTTTATTCGGACCGAAGAGAGAAAAATTTAATAAAGGTGGAAGAACTATAGATTCAAGAGCCACAACTCAAGATTTTGCAAACGCATTAAAAAATGTAAGTGCTGGCACAACTTACCAACAACAAGCAGACGCTAAAAGATACGCAAGAAACGAAGCTGCCGATGAATTAAGAGCAGCTAGACAAGGTGGAGATGTTGCTTTAGATAATTTTTTAAAATCAGCTGGACCAAATATGTATAATAGATACAGAAGTACATTTACAGATTCTCGTCCAGGTACAAATCGACAAGGTGCTTTTACAGGAGCTTATAAAATGAATATGGACTCGCTACTTAATGATTTAATGAATAAAAAATTACAACCTACATCTTATGCAGCACCTGACCCTTTCAAAAAACAAATGGATGCACTTGATGCAATAAAAGCAGAAAACAGAAGACTTGTTAATGAGTATACTACAAATAATCCATCTACAATAAATCCAGATCCTTCACTACTTGGTGCAGGAATAGCTCAATTAAATACTCCGGGAACAACACCATCACCGCCTACACCAGCATATATGGATCAAACTTTATTAAGCCAACTTACAAAACTAACTCCGGAACAAGCAACTCTTTTTGATCCCTTTGATCAATTAAGTGATTTAGATCAATACAATTTATCACAGGCATATCCGGAACTTCAATCTCAATTAAGAAACTCTAGTTATGTTTCTCCATATGGTCTTCAAGGTGATCAAGAATTATTTAATAGAAGATATGGTATTAAAGACGGCGGTCGAGTCGGATTATTTATGGGCGGCGATCCGCTAACAGGACAAGCACTACAAACTTATAATTCTATGAAAGCTTATGGCTTTAGTGATCAAGAGATCGCGGATGCATTATCACTTCAAAGAGATTCAGCATCAAGTGTTGAACCGGCAACAGCAACAGCAACAGTACCAATAAATATAATTAATCAAAATCAAGGTGGTGATGGACCCAATAATGATCCTCCTGGACCAACAGATCCTTATGCCGGCTTTGGATATTCTTCAGCTAACTTTGGATTAGGTAATACAGCTATAAACAAAGATGCAGTTATGGATTACGAAGCAGATGCATATGAAATAGGAAGAACACCTTTTGGACAATTAAGCAAATTTGGTATTGGAGCTTTGAATGCTTTAAAAAATATTCCTACTCCAATAAATCTTGCTAGAATGGCTTACGAATCTTATCAACAAAAACAAATTGAAAAAAAAGCACAAGAAGAAGCTATTGCTAGAGACATAGCAAGAGATATGCAAGAATCAAACAGAGCTGGTAGAACTGGTGGTTATCAAGCTGGATACGACAGTGATTTTATGGATGGTCCTAGTGGTGGTGGTAGTACTGGCGGTTCTCCCGGGTCCAGTGGACCAGGTGGTTCAGATAGTATGGGTTCATTTGCTAGAGGTGGTCTTGCCGAAATGTTTAAGAAGAAAAGATAATGGCAATAAAATATAATGACACTATAGGTAGATTTGTAAATGAATCTGATGATGTTCCAGTTTCTCAAGATTTTTTAAAACTATATGCCATAACTAATCCTATGGAAATTAAGGTAGGAGAACCTAAATTGACAAAATCAAAAGCACCTGCTAAGATGGTAGAAGGTGTTGAATCAATAACAATTAAAGAGAGAATAAAATAAATGGCTACTATAGATAAACCACTTCCGAACATTACAGAAACTGTTATCGAAGTTCCAAATCAAGAAGAATTAATTGAGGAAAGAGAGAAGATTACAGAGAGAAAAGATCAACAAGGTAACATCGAAGTTACTATGGATGAAGAAGGCGGTGCAGAAATTGCATTTGACCCTAAAGCCGTATCAGGAGAAGGTGGTGAAGATCACTTTGAAAACTTAGCAGACTTTTTAGGTGATGAAGTTTTATCACCATTAGGTGCTAAAATGGTTGATCACTTTAATGAGTATAAAGAATCACGTGCTGATTGGGAAGATACTTACAGAAACGGTTTAGATCTTTTAGGATTTAAATATGAAAGACGAACAGAACCTTTTAGAGGAGCTAGTGGTGTAAACCATCCTGTTCTTGCTGAAGCGGTTACACAATTTCAAGCACAAGCTTACAAAGAATTATTACCAGCCGATGGTCCGGTTAGAACTCAAATTTTAGGAGCAGTTGATGTTGCTAAAGAAGAGCAATCTAAACGTGTTAAAGATTTTATGAACTATCAGATTATGGATCAAATGAAAGAGTATGAACCAGAGTTTGATCAAATGCTTTTTTACCTCCCTCTATCCGGTTCTACTTTTAAGAAAGTTTACTATGATGATCTTTTAGGTAGAGCCGTTTCAAAATTTGTACCTGCAGATGATTTAATAGTACCTTATTCTGCAAACAGTTTAGAAGATGCAGAAGCAGTTATTCACGTAATTAAAATTTCTGAAAATGATTTAAGAAAACAACAAGTGGCAGGATTCTATAGAGACATAGAATTAGGTTCACCACCAGTTACAGAAAATCAATTACAAGATAAAAAATTAGAACTTGAAGGAATCGCTAGAGATGGTCAAGAAGATCAATATACTTTGTATGAAGTACATACTAATTTAGATTTAGAAGGTTATGAAGATATGGGAGGAGATGGTGAGCCAACAGGAATTAAACTTCCTTATGTTGTAACTGTATCTCAAGCAGGACAAAAAGTTTTATCAATTAGAAGAAACTACGGCGAACAAGATCCATTAAGAAAAAAAGTAAACTACTTTGTACAATTTAAATTTTTACCTGGAACTGGTTTTTATGGTTTTGGTTTAATTCATATGATTGGTGGTTTAACAAGAACTGCAACAGCTGCGTTAAGACAACTTCTTGATGCTGGAACTTTAGCAAACTTACCCGCAGGATTTAAGTCTCGTGGCATTAGAGTTAGAGATGATGCACAACCCTTACAACCTGGAGAGTTTAGAGATGTAGATGCACCTGGTGGAAACATCAAAGATCAGTTTATGACTTTACCTTTCAAAGGTCCAGACCAAACTCTTTTACAATTAATGGGAATCGTAGTTAACGCCGGCCAAAGATTCGCGGCCATCGCTGATATGCAAGTTGGCGATATGAACCAACAAGCTGCAGTCGGTACGACTGTTGCACTATTAGAGCGTGGTTCTAGAGTTATGTCTGCAATTCACAAAAGAATATATGTAGGACTTAAACAAGAATTTAAATTATTAGCAGAAGTATTTAAAACATATTTACCACCGGTGTATCCATACGATGTACCAGGTGCAAGACGTGAAATTAAAGTACAAGACTTTGATGACAGAATAGATATCTTACCTGTAGCAGATCCAAACATCTTCTCACAGACTCAAAGAATCTCAATCGCACAAAGTCAATTACAACTAGCGCAATCAAATCCTCGTATGCATAATCTATATCAAGCATATAGATCTATGTATGATGCGCTGGGTGTGAAAAATGTAAATGCAATCTTGCCTCCACCTGCTCCACCACAACCAATGGACCCGGCATTAGAAAATATTATGGCAACAAGTGGAAAACCGTTTCAAGCGTTTCCAGGACAAGACCACAAAGCACATATTGATGCTCATTTAGCTTTTATGTCTATCTCTATGGTACAAAATAATCCTGCAGCAATGATGAGTCTGCAAAAAAACATTCTTGAACACATTTCTTATATGGCACAAGAACAAATTCAGTTAGAATTTGTAGAAGAAATGCAAGAATTACAAATGATACAACAACAATTACAACCAATGATGCAGAATCCACAAATGCAACAACAAATGATGCAGAATCCACAAGCAATTCAGATGCAACAAAGGATTCAACAAATAACTTCACAGATTGAATCAAGAAAAGCGAAGTTAATTGCAGAAATGATGATAGATTACGCTAAAGAAGAGGACAAAATTAGTTCTGAAGTAGGTGGTGATCCATTATTAAAACTAAAATCACGTGAATTAGACATAA